CTCGTAGTCAAAGTTATCTGCTGATGCCCCAGTGCCAATGCCAACCCCAACGTCAAGGGTTACCTGCTTGGACGGGCAAGCAATGTTGGCCCTCTGCTGATCACTTGCGCTTGATGAGCCTGAAGATATCGGTGCGCTGCCAGTGCCGTCCCAGTTAAGCAACTCCCACGGGGTCCAGTTCCAGGCAAGGATGGCGTGCTGAATGGTGTACGAGTGGTGGATTGGTATGATCCTACGATCAAACGCCCCGATGTCTGTGGCTTCGGTTACTGTCGTGTTGCCTGCTCCTCCCAGTGTGGCGAGGTACGGGTAGGTAGCGTAGAAGGCTGGAGACGCCGAAAGGCCCCCGTGCGCCATGTTCTGGTACAGCGGCACAGCGATGACCTCGTAGGCTGCATCGTCTGCAATTACCTCTGTGGGGGGCACATCTGCGAACCTATTATACCCACCCTCAAGCTTGTCCCTGAACTGCTCATCGAGCGTGTCGATGTTGTAAGTAACTCCATCGCTTGAGTCCGACTCAATAGCCGTGGAGTGTGCTGGAGTGTTAATCGTCACACTGGGAGCCGTCTTAGCTCCGTACTTGCCAGCGCCGCTGCCGCCATCGATAGGGATGTTCTGCACCGTTGTTTGGCCAGTGTCTCTAGACATAAGCTCGCACGCGAACTTCATGGAGACTTCAATAGAAGGTAGAGCTAAGTTCCTCCCGTCCGAGTCTTCAAGGCCTGGGCACTGTATGGACAGCACCAGGGTCTTGTATGGGTCTACAGCTATATCCATGTCGGTTTGGATAAACGGGTTAGCCCTAAGAGAAGGGCCAGCGTAGCCCTCTGCCGCAGGGATAGTGGTAGACCACAACTCCCTCTCAAGGTTGTAAGGGTAGGTGTCCCCAAAATACTCTTGCGTCTTCTCGTGGAGAGACAGGGCTATGTCCAGCCTAATAACATCTTCATAGGTGACGTGGCCTTGCTCAGACGAGTACCCGTATTTTCCCGTATTGGCTAGGCCGCTAGAGGTAAGCTTCCAGAACTGGCTGGCAATGGCTCCCGGCTCACCTCTCTGGTCGAAAGAGAATGAGACTGACTTGAGTTTCATCTGAGGTAGGTTGCCACTGTAGATGGCATCCTTGCCACCGGCCGCGTTGGTCGTCGTAAGGAATAGGTCTTGGGGGGGAGGGAGCACAAAGGGTATCGTGATGTGCCCCTTGGGGAGGGAGTCGCTCGCTAGATAGGGCAGCGTCAAGTTAACCCTGAACGGCGCCATGGGTGCCTGCATCTGCTCCTTCTCAATAGCGATGCTTGTGAGCTGTGAGGCGGCTGATGCCAGCGGTGGGTACACATGCTCAGGAGTAAGCTTCGCGCCGCGAGACAGCTTCTTGCGTGTGATTTTAGCCACGTGTCACCTCCTCAAGCATGGTGACAGACATGTGTATTTTCTGCTGCATCCACGGGTACTTTGCGCTGTTGTTGTTGGGGTTCCAGCCGCTCGTCCTTTGGACGGCGCCAGTGATGCTTTGGGACTGATACGAGGGGATGACAACCGCCACCCGGAGGCGCGCGTTTTGGTGGATGGGTATGTTTAGGTCTCTGAGCTTGACGTATGCGCCTTGGATGGTGGTGCCAGGAGCTTTGTCGTTAGGCACGTTAAACCCAGGCTCCATATCTTGGTAAGTAGTGCCGTGAGCCGGGAGGCTGAGCTTGCTGAAAGCGTCGTTGCCAATGACAAAGCCTTTTCTCAGGACCTCTACGTCTGCCATGTTGCGGTCTTCTCTGGCAAACTCACTATCCACAGCGGCGGTAATCACAAGGTCTCTAGAGCTTAGGTCAGGGTAACCTTCAGGTTGGTTGTTTGAAGCAAAGCTAAAAGGGTTCTGGAACACCTTGCTGCTATAGCCAGGGTCGTCAACCTCAAGTATCAAGTCTATCGAGTCTAAGATAGACGGATTGTCAATGAACCAAGACCTAGTCCACGCTAGTTGAAGGCCGACAGGCAAAAGCCCAGGCTGCCAGTCAGATGCGCTAATCTCGGCGTATCCAAATGGATGCACACCCGGAACACCCACTCCCTTAAGCCTGTAAGGGTTTGTTGTCTTGTTGTCGTCATTGTCGGAGTGGCCTTCAGTCTTGTCTGCAATCTCGTAAGTGGCGTTTCGAACCCTCAGCCAGGGCCAATGGTGGGTGCCATAAACCCCTCCCGCTGAAGACGCAGAAGCCCCTGTGGTTGGAGAGGGGCTGTCGGACGAAATGCAGGCAGGGCTCTGCGGAGTCCAGCCAGCCACATAAGTGGTTGGCACCCAGCGCTTACGCAGGTCGCCATAGGGGATGTCATTGACGCGCTCAACAACGTCGTCAAGAGCGTTATCAATCCGGTCTCCGTCAATAGTGGTGCCGGTTGAGAACTGCTCTTTAGTCAGTGTTCTGGGGTTCTTCCGCCAAGTCATTAGGCACCAATAGTCCCTGTCTCGGTAATGACAGCGGCATGAGGGGGGCTCGTACCGTCAAGTCTCGTGTTGCCGGTTAGATTGACACAACCAATGGCCTGCACCAGCAAGGCTGTCCCAGACTCATTGTTTATCGTAGTATCTCCGCCCTCTATGAACGTACAGCCCACAAAGGAAGCAGTAGCTGCTGCCAAGCCCGCTCCCTGATCAGACACAAAGACGATGTTGTCCGTGCTTGCATCTGACCTACGGAATATGCAGTTCACGAAACTGACGGCTGCGCCTGGGCCAATGCGGACAAGCTCGGTTGCATCCGGCTGGTTATCATCCGTAAAGGTCACTCCAAATACAGACGCGTGTCCGTTGATATGACAACGCCTTGATATGATTGTGTTTGCAGCTAATCCCCTAATCACATTCTGATTAGCCTCATGCGTGAACGACGGGTAGACGCCGCCGCCTAGAGTCCACGTGTTGTTGATTATCTTGGACTCGTCTAGGATGCTGCCTTTGGGCAGCACCTCTAAGCCTGCAACAGTCTCTTGGATGGCTTGGTCGTGCGCTGCGTCGTTGGCCTCTTCGGGTGTGCGGTCAAACTTCAGGAGCTTGCTGTAGATGCCGTAGTTGGGCATTAGCGACCCCTTCTGCGGCGACCGCCGACCACTCGGAACACCGCCTTGACGCCTTCAAGCCAGAGCTTTTCGGCTCGGTTCATGATGAACCCGAAGTTCATTACGCTGAAGCTTTCACCCTTGACCGACATGCTCACAGCTATGTTGCTCGTGTCTTCATCGCCGATTAAGACCGTGCCATCAGCCGTTGCAGAACCACTCGCGGACTTGTTGGCCCAGACAATGTCAGTCCCGCCAGATTGGAACACCTTATCAACCAAGGCACCATTGCTCTTCTGCACCCTGGTGCGAAGTGTGTTGGTCCCAACTGCCTGCTCTACTGCGGCTTGTGCTGGGGTGGCGTCGATAACCTGAGTCATCCACTCTTTACGGTCGCTGCCTACTAGGGTGTTGAATGTGCCGTAGGGCCAGACGCTGTCGAGCTTGTCTGTGCCCGTGCCGTGGCTTAGCAGGTTGGCGTAGAGGCCGCGCATCTTAAGTTGGTTGCCGCCCTCTAGGCCCACGTTGGTGGACTTGTAGGCCCAATCCACAGGCTGGGCGACAGAGTCTTCCTTGCGCACCGAGGTTGTTGCCAAGGACCACCTGTTAAAGATGTTGACCCCAGGCCGTATGGTTGTTCCAGCGTCGTCATCGGTAACGGTGAAGTGGGTGGTGCCTAGGGTGGTAAGCACTGACCAACCCATGCTGCTCGTGTCCTCGTCAGCTTTTGCTGATACCCTTTTGAAGGGCACGTATATAAGCCGGTTATCCCTGAGGACGTTAAGGTTCATGTGCGGAGCGTGCTGGTACCCTGATGTAGAGACGTAGTCCCACTTAACCTTAAGGAACTTGCCATCCTGGTCGGCAGTGGTCATGCCTGAGTCGGAAAACACTTGAACCTTGCCAAGATGACTGCCACTGGTAGCCCACCCCGCTGCGCTGGCTAGGCGCTCTGTCGGGAGTAGAAAGTCGACTGTGGAGTTGGTAGCGTGGTTAAACACTGGCTTCCAGTGGGTGTTGTCAAACGCAAGGTCGACTTCAATAGTGTCTACGTCCATGGACTGGCCAAGGACAATGCTGAACAGCACCAAGATGTAGTCATCGGTGGTTGCTGTCGTGACCCCAGAAGGGAACACGTACCCAACGGGCACCTTGATTGGGTCGTGTAGGTAGAGGCCACCGAGAGGCGTGGCCCCTGTCCCTGCTCCAGGCGTATACGCGCCGTAGCCTGTTATCTTGCGGTCGTCCTCATCGGAGACGCTGCGATCGATAGACCCGCCTCTGCCGTACTCCATGATGAAGAATGAGCGTGAGGTGACGTCGAAGTTAATGTCTGAGCCAAACACGTCAACAGCCTCGTCAGTCAGGGCCTGGACGTCTGGTCCTGCGATAGCAAAGATGTCGTCTTGGTAGTTCAGCACCCATGGCGCGGGCAGGTTCTGACTGACACCCACCACGGCAGCGTCGCCCAGCCGAGCAACCATGCTCTCAAATGTCCACCACGACCACTTCCCGCCGCTCAACACTAGAGCGCCGCTTAGGCCTGGCACGCAGATCAAAAGCATATTCATCGATGCGACGAAGGTGCATTTCACACCCTCTGCCTTGAGCCTCAACGTCGTAGTCGGCTGCTGGAACGAGAGAGATGGGTTCGCCTTGCCGTGGTCTACAAAGTAAGACGTGAGGGGGTTTGTCATCCCCTCCCTCTCGAAGAATGGAAGCACATCGTCCGACAGGCGACTCATGTTGAGTCCGCTTGTCGTCTGGTACACGCCGCTTGTATCCACCCATACCAAAGCCGACCCCATGCGGCACTTTGCGTTAGGCCCAACACAGCCCACCGTGTCGCTCACACGGGTAATCCTACCGGCTGAAGCTAGGTCACCGACAGAAGGCTGGTACAACCATGTCTCATTGGCTGTAAATATCATCAGGTTTGAGTTGTGCTCAGCCACCGCTGTGATGCCTTCTTCAGAAGGCACCTGCACGAAGTTGTCGCCTACAATGGCATTGGGGTAGAACGGGTCCGAGAAAAAGACCGTGTTACCCTCCGCGTAAACCATGCGCCCGGACACCACTGCAATGTCCACAGCGTTAGGCATGTCTGCGGTTCTGAAGTAAGCGTAGGCATCTGTGTTGATGCCGGGGCTGAGCACCACAGGTGTTATCATGCTCGACTCACCATAAGGCAGGGCATAGTCGCGCAGGTTAAACTTATCTATGAAAGTCTTGCGGGTGCCATTGAATGACGACGGGAGATAGGCCCACGTGCCCGTGTGCTTATTGCCGAAGTAGAGGATGTCAGCGAACTCTTTGAAATAAAAGAACTCATCCTCTGCCTGGACCCACGCCTCGTAGGACTCACTCTTGCATGTTTGGTATTGGGGTAAGAGGTCGTCAAGGTTGGTTGGAGAGACTGCGATTGTTGCGCGCCCAACAAGGGCAGTGGGGACCTCATCATTGTAGCTTGACGCCACAGCGGTCTGGCTAGTGTGCGGGTACAGTGGCACTTCAAAGCGTTCGTTGGTGGTCAGGTCGTACACGCTAGCTATGTATACGTCCTTCAAGGGTGCGTATGCTGAAGCAAGGTTAGGCCCACCAGCTTCAGAGGAAATAACCTTTGCGAGAAAAACAGACAGCATCTGGAGGTTGCCAAAGTTTGTCTTAATGAGGTGCGACCCAAGGTGCTTAGTGAACCCCCACTCAGAATTCTCGTACCCGCTGAAAATGGCAGACATCTCAGTGTCAAACTGGGTGACCTGACCAAAGCCCTCTCGCACTTGCCAGCAGTTGTTGCTGAACAGCATGTTCAAAGCGAACGACCCTGGTGTGGGTGCGTTCGCCTGGATGCCGTCTCGGAGGACCTGTACCTCTTGAGCCTTGGTAGCCATTAGCTATACCAGGGTACGGTTTGGATGTAGTCGTAGCCGTCGTAAGCCCTAGCTTGCAGGTACTCTCTGAACTCAGAGATGCGCGTAGCAGCCTGCCTCAGGATTGGTTCGCTCTCAGCGCCATCCACAATAGCGTACTGGCGGTAAGCCAGCAGGGCGATGAGGTCGTGGAACGGAGTTAGATTGTCGATGAAGTTTGCGTTTCCATCAGTCCAGTTGACAGTAGACTCTGGCACGTAGTTGACCTCGTAAGTCCCTGTGAGCCGAGTGCTGAACCTAAGGATGGTGTTGGCTAGGTAGTAGCTGCAAGGCACAACGTCTAGCGCCTGCTCGTTGCTCACCGCCTCAAGCCTCTCTGATATCCGTCCTTCAGAGTTACGCTTCACGATGGTGTTAAGCCTGACCATGCGGCCAGGGCTTGCGACTGCGTCAGCGCCCAAGAGCTTGGGGTCAACATTGGCTAGGTCGTGGCTAATCGCATTGGATAACGTGATGTTCTGCGTGGTGTTGTAAATGACCGGGTTTATGTCGCACACCATGTTGCGGAACTCACGGTAGCCATCGGCTAGGTAGGTTGACACGTCCGAGTCAGACACAAAGGTCTGGTCAGGCTCGTCAATATACTGACGGAACTTGACTATGAGTTCTGCCGTCGTCATCCGATACCCCCGAATACCGGGCTAATAAGCGCCTCTTGGCCTCGCGCGGTGTTGGACTGCGCAGCCTCCATGGCGTCCTGCTGCTGTGCCATTCCGACCGCAGCCTCGGCCATCTGACCTTGGGTCTCAGGCGACTGTGCTGCCATAATGCTCTGGATAGTCTGGGCTTGGCTTGGGGATGGCAGTTGGCGTGGGAACACCTTCTGCATCGTCTCAGCCTTGATGAACTCCTCAGTGGTCGCCATGGGGTTGCTCAGGGCAACCACCACGTCTCTGATGTACAACTGACGCTCCTCGGGTAGGGCGTAGAAATCGTCAGTATGTACGAAGTCAGCGAAGACCTTGAGCATCGACTTGATGTCATCGGACTGGAAGATCTCAATCTCGAAGCCTTGCTTGGTCGCCTCAAGCAGCTTCTTGGCGTGAGACAGACCCTGAACCTTCTCAGTGATGTAGGCGTTACCAGTGCGGAAGGAAAGCTCCTGCATCGCTGTCTCTGGGTCAATCAACCCAGCTTGGAACAACTCCATCACGTGCTGATCACGGTCGCGAGCATCGAAGCGGAAGGCGCTGCCTGCCTCGATAAACACCTCTGGGTTGTCCACGATGTTCTCTGAGCTAATCGCCTGGTAAAGCACCCGACCCGTCTGGTCGAGCATGCGCACCATCTTGGACTCAGTGTAGTGAGCCTTCATCAACTCAAGCACAACCTTGGCCATCTCTCGGATAGCGCGCTCCACGTTGGTCTGGGTCTCCTGAAGCTGTGACGTATCTCGCTCAGCCAAGACCTGCATGGCCTTACCAGAACTAACGCCAACAGCGCGCTTACCAAGGCTCACCGAGTGGATGCCCGCCACGTCGTGCATCTCTGCCTGCGTCCGGGTAATGCTGTCCAAAACATACCCAGGCAGAGGGACTGGCTGAATCTGAGAAGGAGGACCACCAGCAGGGTTGAAGTAAATCTTCTCGCCTGGTCGGTTGGTCATCGACGAAGTGTTGACGCCTGCTGTCTTAGGGATGGCCCACTTGGGGTTACCCATGAGCTTGACGTTATGCACAACCTGGGTGCGCTGCTCGTTGTAAAGACGCTGTAGGTCCAAGAGAGGCTGCATCAGGCCAATGCCCCACAGTCGCCCAGGCACCTCTGTGTAGCGGATAACCTGCACCGGGAAGGTCTTGGTCTTCCATGTGCCCTTGTACAGGTACACATCGTTAGACAGGATGGCGTGGCGACCATCCCTCCAGTAAACCTCCATCAGCTCTACGCGGTCATCAGGCACGGTGTGCAACTCGTAGTCCAAGCCTGAGTCGTCACTGTTGCCCCCGGAGTAGGACATATCGTCCACCTTATCCGGGTATGCAGCCTCAACATCCTCTTTGACGTGATAGCTGCGGATGGCTATCCACTGCGAGTCGCGAGGGTTTGTGACCTTATCCTCAAAGAAAAGGTCATATGGGCTGATGGGCTCACTGTGGATGACGTCATCATCAGCGTCGTAATAAGTGTGCATTGCAGTGGTCCCAGTCACCAACAACCACTGCAATGCGGTATGCACCTTGTCTTGGACGTCCTCGCGCGTCCAGTAATAGCGCAGTGCAATCTCAGAACTCTTCGCCTTGATGATGTCGTCGTTAGAAGGCGATGCAGGTATGACCGCGATAGAGGGGTAGCTCAGCGTAAGCCGAGCCATGATGTTTCGGTAGATGTTGAGCAGCAGGTTAACCGTCTGGCGCTGACTGCCATCGGGCCTAGCGCGCTGGTTGATGAGGTACGATCCCCTATCGCGATCGAAGTTAAGCCACTGGCGCCCTTCGAGGAACATCGTGCAGAGGTCCCACATCCGGCCATAGGTGGTCTTATCGCTGCGGGAAGCCTCAATCTGGCTGCCCATGTTGTCTGGGTATTCAGGCATCCTAGAACCTGTTGCCGTATTGGACGGTTGGAAGCCCAGGCCGATACGTTTGCATTAACGGTGCCGGGTATGCAGCAGGCTGGCCTGAAAGCCTTGCCATCTCTGACTGGGCAGCAAACGCTCTGGCGCTTGGCTTTGGGGGTGTGAGAGACCCGGCGCCAAACATATGGGGTAGGAGTCCGGCAGCACCACCGATTGCCCCATCCAAGAGCATCATGCCTTTTGGCGGGCCGGACGGAGAGGAGGTGAGCTGTATCTGAGGATTGCCTCCAGGGCCGACAGCCTGCCTAGAAAGTGGCTGGTACGGCTTTGGAGGGTCAGGAGTAAAGAGGTCTATAAAGCCAGGGATAAGGCCAAGACCTGCACTAACTAACGCCCCTGTCAGCGGATCCATACAACACCTCAAATATCTCAGAAGGAGTGGGGTCAACCGAAGCGGGGTTCAGGAGGTGGTCAGATTCCGCCTCCTTTACCCGCCTCAGCGTGGCCAGAAACCTAGCCAACTGTACCTCCACGAACACCCCACCTGCAAGGAGGAGGACAAGTAGAATGTCGTGGAGAACAGCCATCATGGGCTAGCTAAACTTAAGCCCGGTCAAGATGCCATTGGCATTGGGTCGACAGCAGTAGTGGTTGTAGTACCACTTGTAGAAGCCCTCGAAGCTATCCTTGTTTTGGACGCGAGAAAGCACCGAACCATCAAGGTCAGCAAACTTCCCGTCCTCAAGTACCGCAAGCTTCCAATCCTTTGTGTTGAGGAAAAGCATCAACCCTCGGCCAACGTGGCGAGCCGCCTTGATCGGGATGCCGCCATAAGAAAGACCAAGAAAACCAGCGTCGCCCTGACCAGCCGCACCTGTGCGTGTAATCTGAAGGTTCTCCTGGCAAAGGTGGATATACTTAGCCCGGTCAAACGGATTCATCATGATGATGTTTGGCTCCATGCCGCTAAGAGAGGCAATGCTGTCAATAACCTCTTGTATGCGCGAAAGCGTCAGATCAATCGCAGCCTCTGTACCAGTCTCCGACATGGTCATAATGACAGACTGAAGGGGTGTTGCATCACCTGCTGCCTGCCCACGGTCAACACCAAAGTGAACCTCAGAAGCTAAGTTGCCGTAAATACCAACAGGCTCTGTTTCGAGAGCAGCCTTGGGAGTTGCTTCGCTGACAACGACTGCTGCGGCAAAACCACTTGAAACGGCGCCAGCCGTAGTGTCGAGCGCAGTTGTAAAGTCAATCGTGCCGACTGCGGACTTAGCCAAGAACGTCGCTGCTTTCACCTTCTTGGTTGCAAGGACTTCGTAGCAGGTTGTCGCCGATGGCTGGAGGGTTTGATTGGTGCAGTTGACAATCTGCACATCAGTATCAGCGCCGCCAGCGGGGAAGCCCATTGCCACAGCAAGCTTGTCAAGATCGCCACGAAACTCCCAATCGTCGGCGCTGTTTTTCTTCTCGTTCAAGAAGCCAACAACGGTGCCGCCGCTTACCGCAGTCTTGTCTGCGGTGTTTCGGATGTCCTCTTTCAGCTTGTCCATCTCAAGCTCAAGAGCCCCGATGAAGCTAGCGGTGCCACCCTTTGCTGCTGCTGCAATCGCAGGCCCTGTGACCTCAAAGCGACCATAGAGGTAAGCCGCACTGAAGGTAAGCCGCTTCGTGTCCTGCGACCCAGCATCTGGGATAGCGACGTTTTCAGCCTTAAAGGCGACGCCAGTATTGCGTCCAATGTGAACGGGGACAACGCCCCGCTTGCCTGCCCAGGAGATCTTGGCCTTCTCGAACATTTCGAGAACCATGACCTCATTATTGAGCTGCTCCTGAAGGGGCCCAATGTAAAAATCCTTAAGGATGCTGTCTAAATGGCCAATCGTGACCGGGGTTACTTCGCTCATTTCCTATTCTCCCTAACCGAAGAGTTTGATATCGCCACGTTCCATGGCTTTGAAGAGGGCATCTGTGCCCTCCTTGATCGTCCCGTATGACTTCCGGTCAGCGGTTCGAGCAACACTTGACGCTCCCGTCCCTGCACGCTTTGGGCGTGAAGGAACACCCGACGACGCCTCGGTAGCCTTGGTCTCGGCCTCTGCAACAGATGCGCCGGGGTTCTTCTCAAGATACCGAGCAATCGCCTCTTCTTCGCGCTTAGCGACCCACGTCGTGTACTGCTCTGCCACACTGTCTAAGTCTACATTCGGATCACGCTGTACGGCACTGTAGAGAACTTGCTGAAGGTCTGTAGTGAGGCTCTTGTCATACTTGTCAGTGACATCGGCGACCTCTTGCCGGAGACGAATCCGCTCAGCGTGGACCTCCTGCTGGTGCAGGCGAGCCTCCATCATGGCAATCTTATCCTTCACTTCCTTGGGAAGGTCTGGGTTGCCATTCAGTAGCCTATCGAGTTCGTCGGAGACCTCTGCTTCATTCTCTACCGGCTTGGCTGGTTGCAAGTTCCGCATCATCGCAACCTCGTTGCGCATTGCCTCTACCTGCTGCTTGAACAACTGGACCTGCGCAGCAGCATCTTCAGCATCTACTCGATACTTGTTACGCGCTTCCAGTACGTTCTTAAACCGCTTATACGGTACGCGGTGGCCCGGTGGCAAAGAGTCGTCTTCGTCAGCGCCGTTGTCTGACTTAACCCCTGTCTTCGCCTCGCTCTCGCCGGTTTGGGCCTCTACCTCATTCTGATCAGCCGGTACTTCCGGTGTCTCAGGCTGGGCTTCAGCCACCTCTTCGGCTGCGGGTGCAGCCTCGACCTCTGGTTTCACGTCCTCGGTCACGGACGCAGGTTCACTCTGCTCGGAGAATCCAAGCTCCAGTTTCTCAGTTAGCTCCTGTGCTTTCTCTTCGCTTAGTAAACCCATCTCTAGCTCCTTTTAACGCCGTGGAATCTTGGCGGGGTTGACGCGCTTTTGCGCGAGTTCATTTTGAGAGAGAATGTCTAATGATTCTTCGTCACTAGCTACCCACTCTTCTTGGAAGACCTTACCCGTTGCGTGCTCATATGCCAAGAGTTCGCGCAAAGTGGTAGGCTTAGTTGACAACTTTTCCTGCTTAACGGCGTCTATCTGACCCACCCCAGCCAACGCCAGAGCCCACGCAAACACCATGTCGTCGTGTTTTCCGCTGTCTGCCTGGGGCTTGCCACCCTTGCCGTAAACAAAAGTGTTCATCTCTGCCTTCATGCGGTCATCGTTAACAACCAAGTCCCCAGCAGACAAAGCCTTGTGTAGGTTGGCCAGGATGACGGGGCGAGTGGCGACGGTGGTCACGAAGCCAAGCTCTTCCTTCCACCGCTTGGCCATCTTATCAAACTTGGTGCGCCTGTAGAGGTTTGCGTAACCCTCTCCGATGAGGTGCTCGATGATGCTTAGTCCGTAGGAGTTGGACTCCGCCACCACCAGAGCGTCCCACTTCTTCGCCTCCTCTAGGACTCTTGCAGCGAACTCGCTTGGTGAGACTCTGACGTAGTAGGTGCTGACGCACTTTGGCTTCTCCTTGTTTGTAATGTCCATGACGCAGAACGAAGAAAAGTCCCCAGACGGCGAGCCCGAAGCAGTGTCAACGCCCATTGCATATACATGATACTTCTGCGGTTTAGCATATTCCCTGTACCCCGTAGACGCCTTGGCGTGCGGGTAGATAACATCGAAGTACCGCTCACCTGATGTGATGAACGCCACCTCAGCGGTGGCCGGGTACTCCTGATGAAACGTCTGCCAGTTGTTCCCGCACTTGGTTCGATAGGTATCAAACGCCCACCACAGCTGGTACTTGGTCAGTTTGTGCTCTTTGGCGTAGTCATGCCACTTTGTCATCTTGCCACGGAACGCATCAGGGCGTTCCTTTAGCTGGTACTCTTCAGAGAGCATCCACGGCAAGAAGACCTTGCTGTAGCCATTCTTGTCAGTCCACAACTGATGGGCATGGTTCAAGCCGTTGGCTGTGGTCTCCATGACAACAATAGCGTCTGGCGTGGCTGTCTGGAAGACAGCGCGCACAGTGTTCTCAACATCCGAATAGAAGGCGAACTCAGAGCAATGAAGAAAGTTATAGGTGGTGCCACGGGCACTCTGCGTGTTGGCGGTGAAGACTCGAATCATGCCGCCATGGAAGAACAGCATCTCCCGCACATTGGACTTATCGGTAGGAAACTGAAGCCATTGTGGGAGGTTGTCGTAGAAGCGTTTGTAGATCTCGAAAATCTGCTCAGCAGACTCCCGGCTCTGAGCCATGACGCCAACGCGGAAGTTGGGCCTGAAGCAGGCATGCCAGAACGCATACGCAGCGATGCCCGTAGTGCCGCCCATCTGACGAGCCTTGAGATCAAACACCCATGGGTTGTCCTCGATGGAGGAAACGAGCGTCTCCTGGGCAGCGTTCAGCTTGAACGGGATGAGCTTTGCCTTCTTGTCAACAATCTTGAGATGCCGACAGAAGTAACGGAAGTCAGCGGCACACCGCCGAAGCTCTTCCTCAGTTGACTTGCTCTTCCTTGACACTCGGCTTCACCTCTTCGCGGACCTCATTCAGGATATCGCGCAGACGGTCGAGGACAATCTCCTCACTGTCCTCCTTGAGCTTGGTGGTGCGGGCCTCAACGTAGACCGTATCAGCCTTAGTCTTGGCAAGCTGAGCCTTCTGCTGCTCTCTCTGGACTTCGTCATCCATCTCTGGCCTATCGTTCCACTTGTATCGCTTCTGCAACACGAACATCGCAGCGCGCCAGTTGTGTTTCTCGGTTGCCTCTCGGATAACAATGTCTGCAAAGAGAGACTCACCAACACCCTCTGAACGGCTGATTTCATGGTAAAACCACGGGTACAGAGAGTGCGTTAGGTTTTTCTGACCCTTGCGAGCCCATGTCTTTACCGTGTGAGGCGACACGTTAGCCATAGATGCCGCTGATTGGCGGCTGTGACCGGCCTCAAGAGCCTCAAGGACGCGAAGCATACGCTTCTTCATCGCCCTTTCCTGGGTAGTGAGGATGATGTCCTCAGGCTCGGGGTAATGCACGGGTGCTTCAGCCATCTAAAAACCTCTTCTTCCAGCGGTGTCGCTTCTTTCGGTCTGTATCCTCAAGCATACACACGTGCATGCACTCGAAGAAGCGGACGGCATCTTTAGCGAAAAGCGCGAGGTCTTCTGGCTCGGCATCCTCTTGGATGTCGTTAGACTCCATGCGCTCAAGCATATTCACCACAATCTGTCGGCAGGCGCGATGTTTAGGGCGGAGGGCTGCGTCATGATATCCAGACAACATATCCACTAGGCCCATCAACTCCATGCCGATAACCTTGAAAGAGCAAATAAGAGAGTCCTCAAGGCTCAGTCCAGCTTGGTCATAATAGGCAACGTCCAGGGACTGCTTGCAACTCGACAAGCACTCAGCGATCAAGCCTTCGACAACAGTGGCCTTTCCGATACCGCCGGAGCGGGCCTCTTCACTGTAGACAACAATATCCTTGGATATCAGCTTAGATGCTCCCCCAAGATCTTCACCCTCTGGAGCAAACACGCTCATTTGGAAAACCTCCTCAACTTAGGCCCGAAATACTTAGCGCCACTTGTGCGGGCGCTATGCCTAGACATCCGAATCATAGAGCAGACAACATCCTTGACGGGCATCCCGGAGTATTCAGAAGCAGCTTTGATAAACTCAAGGGTGTCCTTACCCAGGTCCTTAGCTTGGATCTTAGCGACCACGTCCATGGCGGTTGGGCCAGCAGGCGGCTTACGCGGAGTCTTCTCCTTAGCTGCCGCTCGGAGCATGGTCTTTGCCTCGTCGGTGACAACGGGCTTAGGCTTACGGGTACGCTTGACAACCTTTTTCTCACTCATGGTCTACTCCAACCAGTCCCAGGCGTGGCAACACGCCCAACCAATCAGTAGAGCCGCTCGCCTGTCGTCATTCTTTGCCAGATGAGCCAACGGCAATGCCGGGCTATGTCTGGGTTTTGACAGAATATTGCACATGTCGCGCGTAGCCGCAACTGCTCGCGACCTTGGCTGCGACGGCAAGCCAAGCTCAACCCTCCAGTGGGTGGGCGATATCTCTACATAGGGCACATCCTCGTACCACGCGCTAGTTGCAAAGCGCTCACGCACCCTGGACAGCCCAAGAGACGCTGCTGCGTTCACACCGACGTAGCCACCACCCTCCATCACCATCAGGTCGATATCGAGAGCCACCCCGCTTACCGCAAGGTAGTCCGTATGGTCTATGTCACGGAAGTCAACGGGCTCTGTGCCCTCCCATACGACCACGGCGGTGGCTTTCTTGCCACTCGCCGGGTCAATACTCACCCATCGGCTAGGTGCTCGGTGGGCAGGAGGGGGACACGGGGGAAACTTGCTCTTTGATTTAGCCACGATGCCTCAACCCCGCCGGAATGAAACGAGTTCTGCTGCCATCCCACTCAATATCGCTCTCATATAGGTTGCGACGGGGGCCATGGCGGAACTTATCCATGCCAATCTGCGCCTCCCAAGGGCTAGCGTTTTCGTTAACATTATGTAGCAGCCAAGGCACAAGACCCAAATCAGCATCATCATCGATTGCTCCTGAACCCTTGGAATCGCGGATAGTTGGACGCTCTTTCGTCCTCTTAGCCGCCATTGTGGGTTGAGAGATGCTAATCACCACGCAATCCAGTTCCATAGCCAACTCTTTTAGGCCCCGGCTTATCTGCTCAAGCTCCTCAGTGCGGTTACTGCTGCGCTTTTGGGACCTCATTAGCTGGATATAGTCCACCACAATGATGCCAAGGTCCCCTTTCTGGGCCTTGTAGGACCTAGCAGCCTGCCTGACACCGTCGATTGTGCCCGCTTGGTGGCCAACCACCCTGATTGGGGCGGACGAAACATGGTGAGCGGCGTGAGTAAGGGCCACTAACTGGTCCTCATTAAGCCCTTCTTGGTCATGGAGCTGCACCGGGATGCCAGAAGATGCAGCAATCAGGCGTCCGATTATCTGATCAGCGGGCATTTCTAGGCTGACAATGAGCGCAGGGCGCTTCTGCTCGTGTGCAACCGCCCAGGCAAAGCCATTTACGGCCAATGCAGTCTTACCATGGCCGTTCAGGCTCATGACTAGCACCAACCAGCCGGGTCGAAAGCCCCCTCCGGTAGCCTTATCCAGCGGGTAGAGGCCTGTGGAGATACGTGGCGGCTTCTGTTCACCCTTCTGAATGGCGTGTATCATCTTCATGTAGTCAATGACTACAGGTCCCGCATCATCTCCATCCGTTAGATTCTCACCTGACTCCCTCAGACGTCCTACCAACGCCTCAGCCTCGGAGAGAGCTTCTCCTGGGCTGAGGTCCCCATCTATAGCGATGGATGAGAGTTGCTCAGCAGCCTGATGCATGCGGCGTCTAGCGGTCATCTCCAGCAAGCGGTCCACATAGGTGTCGAGCATGGAGGTTGAGCCAACCCTATCCATGAGCTTGACGAGGTCACCGCCGCTTACACGGCCCCATGAGCCCTGATCACGCATGACTTCTTCGAGCACTACGCCATCGAAGTCCGTATGGCGCTCATGCGCCACGACCATACCGTCCCAGATGAAGCGATTAACGTCGTTATGGAAGTCCTCCCCAGTCAGACGGCTGGACACCGAGGGTGTTTTGGAAGGGTCTAAAAGCAAGCAGGCGAGCACCTCACGCTCGACACTGCTGCTCTGCGGTAGAAATAGCGGGTCCATTACACGGCCTCCAGGTTTTCGGCGAGTTGGTGCCGCTCAAGGACACGGATGGTCTCCCGGAGGTACAAAGAGACCCCCTCATCCACCGCCCCAGAGTTTGCAGCCAAGAAGGCGCTAAAGAAAGCCAGTATTTCATCAACCGGGTCTTCGGGGTAAACCTCGATATGGCGTCCCGAAAGCACCCCATCCAGAAGACGACCCGCCTCCTGATACCTTCCCGCTCGTAGGCAGTTTCGGCCAAGCCACTCGACGGCGTGAGCGCCATCCGTAGCAGACCTAGCATCGGCAAAGTGCCCGAGATCTAATAGACGCGCTCCGAGCGACCTCAAAGCGCGGGACCTAGCATCGAAATCTAGGTTAACTGGAGCCACGAGCTGGCACTTACCACCGTCACACTTCAGCATACACATCCCCTGTGTAGAAAAAGACAAGTAAAACCATCCCGCGCCAGTGCGCTAGCATGAGACGCGGGATGGAACCCATAACCCAAAGGAGAGCTACTCCGAGGGTGAGAAGAGACTGAACGAAGCCCCAGGGGATGTCAAGGCCTCGTTCAGAGGAAGTTAATAACTCCCGTATTTACGCTTAGGTGCAGTCATTCTTGGGTTGTGCGGGCGCTTAGCGGCGTCTGAGCGAGCCTTCATGCGCTTGTAGATGCCCATGATGTAGGCGAAGTCGTCAGACTTGCCCTGCTTGGCAGCCTGCTCCTTAGCCTTTGCGTACATCGCCTCTTCGCGCGCTGTCTTAACCATGTTGCCTGGCATCACTCAACTCCTACCACTTCACCTTGTCTGCCCAAAATGCAGCAGACATCTTACCTTTAGCAATGTTCCGGCGGTGACGGGCCTTGAAAGAGGCCCTCTTCTTCTTCATGCGCTCAGACTCCCCAGCCTTGGGCTTGCCAGCAGTGCTAGCTCCCTGCTCACCAAAGCGGATGGTCTTCACACGGTCACCCTCTTTGGCCAACACAACGTGGCTCTTAGTGGGGTGGTTAGGCGTACGCTTAGGCTTGTTGTAACCCGATACGCCCAGGCGCTCCATAAGCGCCGCATCCTTGCGTGCCTTTGACATCAAGACCTCTTCTTACTCGTACCAGCAGCCAAGCCATGGCGTGCGTACTGCTTACCCTCACGCGTAGCCTTAGCCTTTTTCCGAGACGCAGCAGCAAGCTTCTCACGGCCAGCGGCTGTCTTCCTCAGGCTCTCTATCTTCTTCTTAGGCAAGTAAACTCCCTTACCCTTGCCGGAATACTGCCAGTCCTGCTTGGACCAACGCGACAAAGAGGTCTCTTTCTTCTTACCCTTATACCCACCACCACGCTCCTTGTAGAGCTTGGTAGCGAGCTGCATAGCACGTGCAGAGTGCTTACCGCCCATACGGGCCTTGGCGTCAGACTTGGCCTTCTCCCACTTGCCAGGGTCCGTCTTGACAGCAGCGCCCTCGCGACGAGCAGCTTCCTTACGAGCCTTTGACAAACCAAACACCTCGCGCGCGCCTGCGCGCTTCTATATAGCGGAGATCACCAACAAGGCGACTCTAACCAAATCTCACCATCTCCGGGAATGTCGCTACGCACGTTGGCGAAACGCCACCGGAGTAGCTCCTACTCCAAACACGGCGGCTTTGCACAAAAGCAAAACGCCGAAGCCATCTAAACTTACACCACCAAAGCCACCGATTGGGCCCGAGTGTTAGCGAAGCGTACAGTCTACGCACCGCTAACTCTCTAATATGTATCATATATTAATATTATAGCACGTTTTGAGGGTTTTGTACACCCATGGATTTACATGCCCCTTTTGGCCTAGGGGCCAACGGGGAGAAGTGGGCTGAGTCTGATCAGATTTAGTGCGGGGTTGGAAAATAGCGGCGCGTAAAAATTGCAACAACACGCCCTGCCAGGGCGGGGGGTCACCGCGTTGGTGGGCCTTCCCCGTACCGTGACACACCGCGTCATACCATCATAGCGCAGTGCGTCATCACCCCATGACACAGTGCGTCACCCCACCCCGTCCCTATTGGCATGACCCTTGCTACGTGTATGCGCGCGTCATTCGTATGCGCCCAGGGAGGAGGGCCTCGAGTTTCCCTACCGACCGGTCAGGTTATTCCAGGGAAGGGGGAATCCGGGCGGAGCCTAGACACCCACACCCCGAACCCAGCCTGACACCCAAAAAAACGACATGACCGAACCGCAATGATATCAACACCTTAAGCCTGATTTACCCCTGTAGCGTTAACGTAGTTGTCGAATAATGTTGCACGAAGACGGAATCTCTGTCTTGTATGGGGATGTCGACGGGGACTGACCCAGAGACTCACTGACAACGAAGCCCTGACCCGATGCGAAGCGCGGAACGACAACCCCCAGACGGGGGCACAGACTCGGAAAGCGCAAGCGGGAAGCGTCACAAGCGGATGGAAGGCCGCACGGCAAGTCAGACAACCCATAACCCAACCCAACCCATGAGAGCTACACGAGTACACATGCAACGATGACAGCGCCTAAGGCGCAGCAAGGCCCTATCACGCGGGCCGATGGT